TGGTCGTCCACTGAGCGATCTCCGTCTCGTTCTGCATGTTGCACAGCAGACGCTCGATGACCTCATCAATCACGGATATGGAAGCGATGAGACGCAACCTACCGGTCTTGACTTTGCTCAGGGGATGGGGCTCGTTCTTGATGAAGACTCGAACCCCGTCGGTGAGGCCCTTGCGGACCAACTCCCTGGCGCTTAGCCCGTGCCACCTCGCTGAGTTAAGCAAGTCTAGGCGTGCGAGGACGGCGTCAACTATAAGCTGCTCACCGTGCTCGCGGGCCGAGGCCTTGGAGTTGAACAGAGCCCCGAGTGGGAACCCAGGGCTACTGTCCCCCTTGACCTGGGACAATGCGTGTCGGACCATGTCGGCCGTGACCCCCAGCTCGAGTTTGTGCTCGAAGCCGGGGGGCACGGGCGAACGCGGATAGGTGTCCATCACCTTCTTCAACGCGTGTTGCACGGCCCCTCGTGTTGGTCTAGGAGCCCACTTGAACCGCGAGGATTGGTACAACAAAGACTTCACCTCGGCGGCCGAGCTCCTGTCCGGCCACTCCAACTCCTTCAAAACCCCGTACTTCACCCTAGCCGTCCTCACTGCGGGAGTGATTTTGGCGGGGTTGACGTTTTGGGGTCGGAGAGCGGCTGCTCTCCCGACTCTGCGGAGGCCAATCTCTTGGCCTTCCTGCGCGCCTTCGAGCCCGGTTTTCTGGCCGGGGGTTTGGTCGAGGGCGTCAGAGTCCCATCGGAAGTCTGAGAGGGTGTACAGGACTTGGAGGGCTTCAGCACTGCCTGTGACGTGCTTAAGCCTTTTCCCTGTTTATCCCCCTCGGGCTGGGAAAGATCCATGACAAATGGATCCTGGGCCTGGTCAGGACCCTGCTTGGGTGCCGTCAACAGATTCATGGCTAGAATCTCGTCCGACGGCAACGTAACCCTGGATGATGCCTGCTCCTCCGCGTGGACTCGCGAGAAGGCTGCCAAGCTTTTGAAGCTCGTGTCGTCGCCCGCCTCCCTGCTCGGGGGCTTGGCGGCTCCAATCTTCTTCGCCTCAAGAGCCCCAGTGTGTCGGGACCTTATCTTGCGGCGCTCGTCCTCCTCCTCCTG